GGAGATCTTGTTGCTTGACCTTGACTCTATAAGGGGGAGTACATCGTTAACCACGTAATTTATGAGTAGCCTGTCTGGGTCTGTTGTCGGTGATTTGAACGTTTGAATATTCATGATCATCAATCTAAGTGATGCCTGGCTGATATTTTAACTTAACACATATGTTTTACGATCTGCCTAACAAGTTAGGGTGAAACTAAGGTGGGTGAAGAAAGTGGGGGGTGAAGGATGGGTGAAGTGAAGAAGAGGGGTGAAGAAAGAACAAATTTTTAAGAACACATATGCTTTACGATAAAGTAAAGGCAAGAATGGGGAGAATAATTTAAAAACTAGAAAGTGGGTAGAATATGGGGAGAAGGATGGGGAGAGTAGTAGAGGTGTATGGGGTAGGGGGGGAGGAGGTGTTTAACGAGGTGTTTAACTATGAATAAACCAACACATACACATGATAATAAACTTTTCGGTCAACCTCCTTTCGGTCAACCTCCTAAATCCTCTAGGATTATGAAAGCTTTTGTGTTTCTGATGGATAGTGTAAACGCTTTCGCTCATCAATTATCACAAATCATGGATATAGATTCTCGTGAAGTATTTCCCTCATTGAAGCCCTGGATCATGAAGGGGATTATATCTATTTCAAAACAAGGACGAAGAAATATCTATTCAATATCTCAGAAATTCAAATCTCTAATCTCAAATGTAGTTAAGAGATATTCCTTCAAGGGAAGGGAATATATTTTGGCAAAGACTAAGGCACGATACAAACGATTTCTTGGGCTAGACCCAGATCTAGAAACGGTACAAGTTATTGAGTATTTTGTGGACAAGGCACTTACAGGGAACCCCTACGTTGAGGGGTCGACAAAAGAAAGCGTCGCTGAGCTTCTGTCCAGGGTCTTACATATCTCCATAGATGATATTAATGAAATACTTAGGGAATTGGTTCATGCCAATATCTTATATGTTTGGCAGAATCGGAAGGCAAGGCTGGAGTCTTCCATTCTGATTTAAGATCTAAGCCAATGCCTAACTCTATCTTCCAAATTTCTTATCTTTGAAATAAAATTTCTAACTAACGTAAACAGGGAGTTTAATTTGAAAAACACAAAGAAAGAACAAACTAATTCTTTGAATAAACTCCTAAGTTTTCTTCTAAAAATTCTGGATTCTCTAAAAGTAGACTTACTATTTATTACTACTACTCGACCGCTCGGGAAAAACAAAAATAAAAACAAACATTCTTACACTGCTTTCAATTTTACGACTTTTTGCTTAGGCTAGTTTTACGCTGAATGATAACTAATTGAATTTTTACTTTTACTTGCAGAAAAATTTTTGCGAAAAGAAAGGAGGCTTCTTTACTTACTTTCACACTTAACATACTCCCGCACTTACTTTCTTCACTTCTCTGCTCTACCACCAGTAGTAGTTATTGTTAGCAGGGCTGGGCAACACACATTTTCCCTCAAACAGCTGTTTAAGGCTTTACGCGTTTGGGTCTGATTTCGCTGAGTTGTTACTTTTTCAACAACTCTCAGTTTACTGAGAAAAACCATGGTAAAGTTAATAAATCATGAGTTGTTATACTCGACTTATGAAAAGCGTTTCAAAAAACAACAATTATAACATTATTATTAATAGTATAGTTGGTTCTATGACAGACGATGAGTACGAAAAAGCCAAGGAGTTTTACAAGTTCCTTGTCAACATAACGAAGTGTACCCACGGAGTTCTAAATATCGATAGGAAGAAGTTGGTTGACGTCGCATCCGCTTATATGGAATGTAAGCCAACGGAAGCACACAATATACTGATGAAGATGAAGATGTACGGATGGATAAGGATCTTGGACGAAGACTATATTATCGTTAACCTGGAGGCATGATGGGGAGCGGTTCCTCAGCAGACTGAGGTTGGGTTGAACGTATTAGCCCTTAAACAGCTGTTTAACGCTTTGTTCTAGTATTCCCGCCCGTCGTGGTGGCGTCATTCCTGCCTAACTTGCTAGGCAGAAGATTTAAATACCAGTCCCCACAAGAGTATAGTTGTGAGCCACATGAGTCAAACCCCCAAAACCATGAGTCAAACCCAAAGTCAATCCCAACCCAAATATGAGAACTGCCTCTTAGTTTCAAGGCACAGGTTGCTATCATCGCAGGAAACTGATTTGGCGACAATATGTGGAAAAATCAGTAAGGTGGATACACTGCCAAACAATATAGATGAACTAAAAAAGATGGTCGACTTTTACGACGCAATAGTAGGGGTAATTCCGCTGACATTTCAGGTTCAACTACTGCAAATGAAAAAAGCAGTATTGTTATTTTACATGGAAAGTTTGGGAACCACAGGATCAAAACAAGAAGCAGAGCAACTTTTAGCTGGGAGGGAGGGTGTCATCCTGCCTCCCTCCAGGGAGGGTGAATCATACCGTGTGAGCGTATACCGGGGTATTAACAAAGTGAAGGCGATCAAGGTTGAAGACGAATTCATCATACAACACTAGTTCATATAAGGGGTGGTTCAATGGTTAACTGCTTAGAATACCTGAGCAATAACAAGTACAATCTCAGTGGGTACAGCCCCGATACATTCTATTTTCTTTTTAACACAGACACAGAAGGAGAACAAGAATGCGAAGCGTTATTCCTGTATCTTGAAGCCAGGTACGGGTAAAAGTCAGCCCATTTTTTAATGTTTTCTCCTTAAAACAGCTGTTTTAGAGCGGGGGAGTAGGCTGTTTTACGGTTGGCTGGGCTGGGTAGTTTACCCGTGTTTTAGCATCCCCGTCGTGGTTCTGCCTAACTTGCTACGTAGAAGATTTAAATACCACTCCCCACAAGAGTATAAATGGATAGTATGATGTTATCATCGCTCAATAGATGGAAGATTTCTTCCTATATAAACTGTTTAAATGAGCATTTTAACGATCATAAATTAGTGGATTCAATGGCTTTTCTAATAGCTTCAGTTAAGAAGGACAATTTAGAGTTTTTCGCACCTAATACTGATCATATTGCTTATTTTGACAAAATAGAGGACGTAAAAGGTGAGTGTAGCCAATATGTCAAGATCTTCTCATCTTACGACGAAAAAACTATAAGGGATGTGAGCGTTAAATTGTGGTATTATTACGCTAATAAAGAAGTGAAGTTTACCGATATAGAGAAAGAGCTATTATCTGAACTAGGTATTAAATACCAGTCCCACGGTGGTTGTTAATGATTAGGTGCTTTAAGATTAGGTCTTTTAATGAAATATTTACTAGTCTTGTTAAAGTTAATGAAATAGTTTGCATAAACGACGAGTCTCAACAGCTTATTGATCTTACCAAGAAAAGGACTTTCATTTTACTACCTGAAGAAATAGACAACCTGAAACTTCATAACGAAATCAAAGTAGAAGTAGTCTCGCGTCATCGCTACGAGCCAAGGAAACACTACACTACCTATAAACTTTCATTACCTGGTAAGAAGCCTCGGCCTCGGTATTTCATAGAAGTTTACGATGGATCAAGTGCTTCATATACCTATCATTTCTGCTACTCAAGGGCTAAATGTATGTATCTGGAAAAAGATCTTGAAGAGGACAATATAATGCTTTATTAATTTATTAATATTACTAAAGCGAACGACAATACTCGCCCTTCTAGGTATTTTGTTTTGTAGGTCAATGTTGTCGATTATCTCTTATCTTTTTTTTATATCAGTATTTAAGCATTTCTTAAACAGCTGTTTGGGGTATTTCCTTGTGGAACCCCTACTGCTTCTCCCGTTTGTCGATGAGGACTTTTCCGTGGATTTTTAACACTCCGGTTCTGTCATACTCTGCTAACGCATCAAGGTATTCTCTATAGGTCTCGATAATATAATCTACCCTGTTATGCATTCTCTCCAGGATCTTTTTCTGCTCGTCGGTTAATTTATGCGTTACCACCTTGGATTCCCTATTAAATATTACATCTCATACTATTTATAATACCTTTACATTTCGCTCCACATCCCGGTTGCCATAAGGACGTATATTATGCTCATCACTTCTCCGAACGATGCTATGAAATCGATAATTAACGAGAGGTCATGGACAAACAGCTGTATTGGCGGAGCGATGAACGGCAACGATATGTTGGACGTCATAGGTAGCAGTATAGCGGTGAAAAACACTAAAATGCTTTCAAAGCTATTGAAAATGAATTGAAGTAGTAAATAAATGAAGATTATTTGCATAGTACTCATATTTTGCTGTGACAAGTTCAGGAGATAATTCCTTGTAAATAGTGCAGAAATAGTAGCTAGTCCTGCTATTGCTCCTCCTGCTATTATGCCGGCACCCTGAAAAACACTCCCTAGAACATGTTCTAGGAACAATACTAGGTTGAACGACAACAATAACGATATGTAATTTCCAAGTGCGGGGTCTGTTGAATACTCATTGAAATTAATCAAGGTTACCAGCAGATCGACGAGAAAAGTCGAATATATTATACCTTCGTTGATCCTGTAAAAGACAGTTGCGAGTGAACCTATCAGTCCCATAAGAAGATTATTTTAGTTCGTGTATTAAAAAACATATGTTTTAGCTCTAAGGTTCTTCAGCACCTTCTCTTAGGCTAACAATTATGAAGGCTAACAATTATGAGTAATCAGCGTGGATCTTGAAAAAAAGGTAATAACCTAAGGAGTCCTTTGAGGGTATAGGTGTCCTATCGGCAACTAATGCGTGTAATAATGCTCCGCTTAGCTCAGATATATAAGGGAATACTTCTTTTTTCTTTATATATATCCGTATAGGCATCCCGAAAAATCCTACTAGGAAATTAGCGATGTTGAATATATCTTTAATCCTAGAATCTTTTGTTGTTTTTATGTTAGTCTTATGTAGTTTTAAGTACACTGTTGTTACGAAGCGTAAATACAACGAATAATAAGCGGTTATTAGGAAATTAGGGTTATCAGAATTTAATACCTCCTTGTAGAACTCCTCTTCATTTTTCTTCAACCCGTCAATAAGTTTTTGTAACCCGTTCATTACCATATTAACGTATTCTTCTATAGTCCCGTTACTGTCAAACATAAATCCAAAATCCTCCTTTATTTTTTCAGCTTCTTTTGACAGCATTTTTAACTTGTCCTTGTCTTCATTTAGGGCTAACATTAGCATATCCTCATACTCATGTTTGGCTAAATAATCCCACATCTCCAAGCGGACAGGGAAATATTCTTCTAAAAGGCGAGAAAGGTTAGCTAACATAGTTACCAATCTAATTTAGTTAGTAGGTTAGTATATTTAACTTTTGATCGGTTGCCGTGGAAGGGCGTTGAGGAGGTCAGCAATTTAAAGCGAACATGGTAAGTTATAGACATGAAGAGAGGGTACAGGAAAAAAATCAAGAGGGTAAAGACACACAACCACGACATACACATATATGCATTTCCATGGGAGTGTTACAAAGTCAGGGAAATAAGCGATGATGTTTATGAATTGTTCCAAGCAGATTGCAACGACCCAGAAGCTAAAAGAAAAGCGGAGACTTCAGTGACAATAAACGTGAAAAAGAGGGGTATATACAACATTTTGTTATTTCCTGAGAAGATAGTTTTCAAATTAGCGAAAGAAGAACATAGATACACTGTAACTAATTTACTATTTCTCCCCAGAAAGGTATACGATCTGCAATTCGATGACGAGAACCTTATTTTAAAATATGTATATCCTTCTGGGAAAAAAGTAGGCACGGTAAAAATCAAGTTAATGAAACCTGTTGTGTTTGAGAGAGATAAAAAAGACCATTACAGTATAATGAAGTTCGGGAAACCTGAAGATTACCAGATTTTGAAAAAAGAAATTCTGGAAAAGGTGGAAGTTGATGCGAGTAAATGATTATATAAAATTAAATGATACCGACCCAGAGAAGGCACTCTTGAGAGTAGATTACAATACACTGTTACCTATGTTCGAAAAATACTACACACAGGTGTATGATGCTAATGTAAAGTTCATCGATTTCCCCTACATGGAGAAGCAGTACATTGAACTGTCTAGAAAATATTACATGGAAGGTATTGCCGATTTAACGGTTCTCATGATGCATACAATATACCAGATCGCGATAAACAGAAGAGAACACAAGTTCGAAAAAATAAGACCTGTCCCGATTGACACCGGTCAGACGACGATCGTTAGCGGGGAGTCCAGGGGAGGGAAATCCTCATTGGCGTTGTGGCTTGCGTACGCGTTATATGGCGATTGGGATGTCGCTATTGCACACATTATCATCGATCCGTTGCAACTTGACGACCTAATTGAGGCAATGAAAACATATGGGATAAACAAGATCCCGATGATAATTATTGACGACGCTGGAATAGGTTTTGGAAAGCAGGTAGGGAAGATGGACAGATTGAGGCTAGAAAAGATACATAAATATGCACAGACATGGGCAATAAAGTTCAGTAACGTGTTGATGACTATACCGTCAGAAACTAGGCTTTCTGGTGTATTGATGAAAGCCATGCCATCGTCGTATGCTATTACAATAAAACCATTAACAATGACGACATCTGAGGCTCACGTATACAAGAACGTTGTCAACATCACAGGAAAGTTACTGAAGACTAAACATACACTTAGGGATTACAACAGTGTTAACGTTGGGCTTATCTTAAAGAACGAGCTAAAAAACAAGTATTCGCATATAGTGTATACACCAAGGCTAATGCCAGACGAAGCTTACGTGAAATATAAGCAACTCAGAGAAGACTATCTATACATTATCGCGAAGATGTGAAACTTTTTTTACAGAGGGGATTGAGGAGTAACTCAACCTACTTATTATTTCTCTTCTTCTTAATGGGAACTCTGTAGCAATTGCAGTTAGGATGCCGTAAACTATTCCAGTTACCCCAAAAAGTTCCTGGAAGAGCAAAGTCCACAGATAAACCCCGTAACTCACCTCGCCCAGGAAGACTGTTACACGACTAAGTACCCTGGGTGGCTCCACGATAAGGAGGGCGAAAGCGGGTAACGCCAAGTTGTAAATCAAGAACCTTGTGAAGAACTCATATACAAATTCATTAGAGGAAAATACCAATGTAATAAGAACATATTGAGCGTAAAGTATTAGTATGAAATATTTGGCTTTTTTGGCTGGTTCACCTTTCTGTTTCTTCTTCAAAAGGTAAGCAATTATTCCCCACCCGTATGCCCCTAACCAGAAGGGTGGCATGAAGTAAAGTAAGTGGAACTCGTCGTAAGGAAGGAAGACGATAAAGAGACTGTAGAAAAACGAGATAAAGACCAATAAAACAGCTGTTTGAAACTTTGCTTTATCGCTCACTGCATGAATGACGGGGATAGCTAAGTACATCCATTCCTCCAGTTGGAGAGACCAGAAGAGGTATTGAAAGGAAAACGGTGCAAAAACGAAGGAAACAAACGCAAAATGGAGTATCAAGTCGTAATATGTTACGCCCATATGGAACACGTATCTGTCGGCTAAGAATACAGTTACGACGGCAAGGAAGTAAAGTATCCAAATGCGTTTTATCCTTCTTTTCAAATAACGTGGAAACGATGAATTATAGTCAAGCCTGTTTAGAAGGAGAAAGATTGACAATTCAAAGAAGAAAGGGACTCCTAGCCAGCCAGCTCTAAAAAAGATGAGAGGAATTATTTGTATTTGTAGCTGTAGCGTCCATAAATGATATAAAGCGACTGAAAAAGATGCGAAGAAACGTAATTGGGCTATTCGCGGGTCATACTTCATCTTGGTCGCCTTGCGTATATCAAGCCGGTCTTCTTGTTTCCTCTAATTGCAACGTTAAACCCCGATGCTTTAAGTAGATCTGCAAGATGTTGAACGCCATTATGATATTCTATGATAATTGTATGGTATCTACTAATCAAACGTGGTGGAATAGCACCAAAGAAATCGTATTCACACCCTCACAATCGACTTTAAGTACAGACTCATAAGGAATATTATATTTCAGCGTTATAATATCTAAATTATTCGAAAGTCCACACTCACAACGAATCGGCTCAACGACGTCTTTTACATTGTTTTCCCTTATGTTCTTCTCTAAGTACCACACATTAACGTCAAACGCATAGACTTTCTTTGCACCGTTCAAGACAAAATAAATTGACGAATCGCCTATCCCCGCACCGACATCAACTACTGTCCTTCCTTTTACATCAACATCATATGCACCGTCTCTGAAAATTTCCCCAAAAGCCATGAAATTATTTTTATCGAAATAGAATTTTAGTATCCTGTCCCTGTATCTAAATTGTATAAATCTATCATCAACATAATAAATTACGTCAAGGTCGCGTAACGTTGTAAAGAAATAAGCGTGCCATTTCGACTTTATTTCTACTTCCAACCCGTTCCTTAACTTAGCTGTGAAAGGGAACTTGTTTAATGCCGTCCTAAACATGACATTTAACGGATTATCATATGCGGACATATACGCCTTAAACGTTTTGAAATCCATGACCTATATCTTATGCGTGTTGTGATTAAAAATGTGAAAAACAACTGTTTAATATCTTCATTCATTATCACCATGTCCCGACAGACAAAGAGTCAGACCTTAACGTTTTTTCTCTTATGACGGTCATTTTCACCCTTATTTCGGTCAGTGATTCTATAATGTCATTTGCTAATTCGTCCTCAGTTTTTTGCATCAATTCCTCATAGTTAAAGCTACGGCAGTACCCAATGCCGTCTGGCAGGGTATATTGTGGACATTCATATTCTTCATAATCCTCATCATCTTTGGGATCATCTTCTGGATGAGATAAGTTATTTTTATTCTGTAGTAACTTGTTGTACAGCACTACAGCTTTCTGGAATAATTCTGACACTGCCCCCCTCACAACATCACCAATTGAACTATAATCTCTCTCGGACTCCACAATTGCTTTATCGTAACCCCTAATGAAGTACAACATGTTCTTTACCACACTTATCTCGTCATCATCATCTGAATAACGCCCAGATAACCCAGCATACTCTAAGAAAATCGGTACAGGCATATGACCCTCATTTGTACTGATTAAGGAATGGTATGATGATAACCTTTGCTGTTTATCCAGTTCTAATGCCACCTTACAATGCTTATCGAATATACAGTTAATCTCAGCAATATCCTTAATCGGCGATGTAAAATCTGGGACTTTGTCCCTCACATGACCAATCGTCTCATCGATAACTTTGATGGTAGTATCAAGAAACTTCTCAACGTATTGTTTGACCTGATTGAACGGCATTGGATAGAAGTACCTTTCATTAATTTGCCTGTTAATTATATCTGCAACTTTCTCTTTACTGAGGTTTTTGAGTCTATTAAAGTCCCTCACGCCAAAATACCACAAATAAGTCCTTAGAGATGTTAAGAGCTTATTTTCTTCATAAACACCGATGTGAATTTCGTCTTCGTGTCCTTTTATTACTATATATTTGTAGCCGTTGTCTATTTCAAAGCTATCAGCACTAGTTTGTGTGACATTAACTCCTGATAATAATTGCAAATATTTTTGGACGTTTTTGGACGGAACTATATGGTAGTAATCTCCACCACAACCATCAGCGGAAAATATATAATAATCTCTAGGCTCGTAAAACAGGAGACTTTCTTTCTTTGGATTTATATCATGTATTGTCTGCATTGGGTCAATATTTAGTATTCTAGCGACTTTTAGCAAATAGTCATAATGCACTTTAATGAACCAAAAGTCGTTTTTGTGGAGCTCAATACTGACAGGGACATCAAACCTTGACATTTTCTCAATTATAGGAAGTATATCAGCTCCCCAGTTCTCATCCTTTAGTTCTAGTACTATATTATTCAGGGATACTTCGGTACCATCAGTTATTATTTTGTTAAACCTTTCAATTACTGGCATTAACTTATCAATTACTGGCATTAACTTATTCAATATCTTCTTCAGGTTTTCCTTCCCTTTGCCTTCTAACCCTAGCTCCTCACCATAAGCTTTTACAATAAATTCGGGTTTCGATAAAGACAATTTATCTAAGACGTCTCTGACGTCCTGGTCTATGAAATCTCTAATTTTTTTGTATATTTCCCAATTCTTTATACTTAAAATGATGAATTTCTTTGTTTCTTTGTCGTATAAAAGAGAAATTTTGCCTATGATCTCTATTAAAATCATGTCGTTTTTAATAGTAGAAAGGTCTATCTCATCATTATCAGTAGTTAAGTTAAGGTTAATTAGTTCCTCTGGCAACGGTTCTAGCTTAAAGACACAGAAAAAACCTAGTTCTGAAAACTTTAGTTTATCAATGTTTATATTAAATACTTCAGATAACTTTGACAAAACCTGGTCAGCCTTTGAAAAATAGAAGGGTGTCCTGATGTATACGTCGCCACTAGAGTCATTTACAATGAGAGTAAACTCTTTACCCCGAGAGTCACAACTGTAGTAGTAACCGTTAAGACCACATACTTCGTTATTATATTCTTCACGACACTCTATACTTTCTATAATTTTTTTTACTTTTTCTACCATTTCCACCATTCCTGGTCAAACATATGTATGCCAAAACTGGTATTTAAACCTTGTTGCCTAACCAGTTAGGCAAAAAGTAGGATGATGGAAAACAGCTGTTGGAGCTATTTTCTCTTTCGTCCCACCTCACGGAGGGAGACTTCTGCCCCCTCAACCCCTGCCTATTTTAAAAATAATCTGGCAAGAACATAATCATGGGAAAAAGAATCGTCTCGTTTAGAATAGAACGTAGTGCACTTGAATTCATTGATTCTAAGAACAAGAATAGATCTTCAGTGATGAGAGACGCTATAAACTACATTATCCGGGAAGGTATAACAAAGGACGATATACTAATAGCCCTATCCATCCCGATAGACGAGAAGAAGCAAACAAGTGTTAAAATCGATGAAGAGACGTTAGACAGGCTAAAACTAATTGCGGAAGAGAACCATATACAAGTAAGTGAACTCATGAGAATCGCAATATGGAAACTCCTCCTGAAAGACGGAGCCGTTAGTGTGCCCCAGTGAACTTTTTTAAACACTGCTTAAACATATGTTTAAGTGACACCAGTTGAACCCGTTTGCAGTATTCTTTATCGCAGTTTTTGTCCTAATACCGTTTTTATTGCTTATCGTAGTTTTGGCAAACAACTTTACCGGATTATTTTATAGCATAGATGGGAGTTCATTTACACCAGTGGCAAATACTGTAAACTACATGTTGTGGGCATTCGTAGTTTTGGCAATAGCTTTAGTTGCAGTCCTGATAATATACAGGAAATATACGTGAACTGACCGTCCTAAGGGAACCCTCGCCCTTTACGGTAGACCCAAAATCACCTCCTTGAAATTAAAAGAGGAAAATAATTAATAAATAATTCTAGATTTTAAAAAAGTTTAACTTTTATTACTTAAAACTCCTAAATCAGGCAACTTATGTTCTATATCGGATAATACGCTGTCTATCTCATCTAGTAAAATGCTTAATACCTCTAATTTATTACTGTCGTCCAGTTCATCATAAAAGCCCTCCCAATAACCTATTTCCTCATAATAGCCATAATTTTTCACTCCGAAGACGGTATCGCCTATCTTTTTGTACCAATAATCCAAATCATCACCACTTAATGGCTTCTTGTTTTGTAATGCACGCTTAATTGCATCAGCGAATTTATCTAATACCTTGTCGTAAGCTTGTAGACGTCTAGCTTTACTGGCGTCATCAAGCTCATCGTTTTGCACTATATTTTCATATAACAGCTGTAATTCATCGCCTAGAGAACCACCGACTTTTGGGCTCATCGTTTCCTTCCACAAACTCTCATACTCCTTTTTCACCTCATCCCAGAAGTTGTCTGAATTTTCTATCGCTTTGTTGAGTTCATTATCTTCTTCCTCATCAAGGTATGCATCTACAAAAACGTCCAATTGGTCTGGGTTGTGGTCTGTCAAGCACTCAAGTGGTGTGTCGCCACTGATATTTTCACAATAATTGGCTACTCTGTCCATTATGAGTTGAGCTACATCACGTGGTTCCATTTTTATTCCCAATACAAAATTCCTGAGTCGGGAATATAAGGCTTTCTCAAACAGCTGTTTTATTTATTTAGATACGGACTTCCTCCCCTCACTGGTAGGGCGAGGGAAGGCTAAGCATTTCCTATGCTTCTCCGGAGGGTGAGGTTTTCCATCCCCCTTAACCCCCAACTTTATAAACTTTCCGTTTCAAATCAATCGAAGTG